TCTCTGTGTCTATCCTTAAGGCAGGCTCCATCTCCACCATGAATACCTTTTCCCAGTCAGCGGCAGAGACTATATCTTCAAAGCCCATCAGCGAGTCTCCCTAAAATGAAGAATGGTATTGACCCGATTGTTTTCGTATTCGTATCTAAGCTCACTGCTGAAAGTCACATAATAGAGCATTTTCCACCAATATCGGTAATTTTCTAGAATATAGAAAGGCATACCCTTGCCTTTAGCTTCGTATATATCCAAGATAGTTTCATAATCGCTTGAGGCCAGACGCAGAAAATCATAAAAGAAATGTCTATGTCTCCAAGCGGGTCTGTCTGAAAGATAGCCCGTTCTATCAGCCCTGAATTCTTGGGATTCTTCTACAAAGTCTTTAGGCCGTCGTCTGAAGTTTTGTGTAACTTCAAAATAATCACCCAGGAATATACGCCCTATTTTAAAATGCGGTTTGCAATATGGAACCATATCCCTATCCCCTCTAGTGCTTATGTCTTCTTCACCGTACAAGGCTCCTGAAAGCTCTGTAGTGTTCATAAGGATACGCCAATATCTGTATGTCTTTTCCCCATTCCAGCATTTGACTATAGGCGTCTTATCGTCTACGATTTCAAGCTCATGGTCAACAGCCGGAGCTCCCCAGGCGTCTGCATCATTTGCCTGTATCTGTACAGTCGCCCCAGGATTAAACCAATGATTATCTATAACCAATGCTCTTACGGCTTTAGGCTCTCCAAAATCAGCCTTAAGCCATACGTCCTCTATCTTTCCTTGCCCGCTCCTCCAGCATCGGGAAAGCCAATGATGTTGAGTATGAGAAGCCGGAAACCTCAGTTGTTCACTGCTAGCTGTAATAGAGGCTTTATCCCAAAGATTATCCCACAAGAGCCTTAGTTTAGAGTCTTCTCTTTCTGCTGGAGTTATGCTGGAGTTCCTTATCGTAAACCATAATTGGTGTCTGAATACCCCCAGGCAAAAGGGGACATATCTTATATGCTTTCTATAGACGCCCGTACACCAGGGAACGTATCTTATGGGATGTTCTATTTTAGGAAGGTCGTACACTGCCGAACGTATGAAAGAACCTCCGTTAAAATAATCATGTGTCATCATTTAACCTATTGTAAGCCTAAACCTTGCTATTTTTGCCTCTTGAGCCGCCCCTGTTGGGTCAGCCCGTAACCAAAAGGCTTTATATTCATTTTCAGTAAAAGAGCCTAAATTGACTGAATCGCCCCAAGCACCAGGAGCGCCCGCCACATCTGGAGCTAATTCCAGAATATCCTCTGCATCTGTTCTATGGTCTGAAACAAAACCTATGGTAACATCTTCTGTCTCAGCTTCTAGTGCTTTAAGGTAATACTTTACAGGGGTAGAAGTCCTGTCTTTTGGAATAGAGCCTAAAGAAGCAGGCTCATATAACTCAATTCCGTTTGAGTCGCAAAAAATAAAACGAATTCTTGGAGTGTAAACTATCGAATGCTGGTCATCCAGCCCGTCACCAGGAAAAGTAACGTACGCTTCCCAGGCTTCATCAATCAGGTCAAATCTGTATATTCCATTATCATCATCCGTTATCCAAAATAAATATCTATCCCCGTCCCAAACAAGGGTATTTCCACCATAAGATGAGCCTAAATTAGCCGGCATAGAACCAATATTCGACCAGGAATTTGCAGCCACATCGTATTTATCAAATTTACTGTCATCACGAGTAAAATAAATATATTCTGGAGTCCCGCTTTCAGGCACTTGAGCCCACACCATGCCTCTAGCCTGTAAAGACCCATCAGTTCCCAAGGCATTATCTTTAACTGTCCAGCTCCCAGTAACGGGGTCAAACATATAAAAATCTGTCGCATTGCGTATGGTTCTAATTACAAATATATTACCAGGTTGATTATTAGCCCAGGGAGGAACTACTGTAATTGCAGGGTCTGAAGAGGTTTGGACAGGAGGGTCTGGGGTTATAGACCAAACTTTTGTAGCATAAGAAAAGCACGATGGGCTATCATAGCTATTAAATACCACATATATTTTTCCCCCATAATCCTGAGCCATCATACCATGTTCAAATTGGTCTAGGATATCAGGGTCTTGGGGATAATCAGAAAGTTCAAGTGTATGGATATTTAACCTTTTTTTAACATAATCTACATCAGCTATCGCATCTTGAATATAAATCCAGATATAAAAACCCCCGTCCCATACTCCCATAGAATCAGCTTGGTCTTCAAAATCAGGGAGTTTCGCCACATCTGACCATTCACCAGTGGCAATATTATACCGTTTCAAATATCTATTAGCATTATTCTCGACCCAGCACCAAAGGCTTTCATCTATTGCAGCCATTACAAAAGCTCCTCTACTTCTAAACTAAAAGTGTAAAAACCTTTTTCTCTGGGGTCAAAACTCCAATCGCTTAAGTTTTGGACATACCAGGTGTCTTTATAAGCCAAGGCTGCATTAGCGTCATCACAGATAAAATAGTCCTTTGACTTACCCACTTCAAGCCAGATATCCCAAAGGCTTTCAAAATCATCTGCGTTTACAGCACTGAAACCGAAAGCCCATTCCTTGTACCTAGGCTTCTGGTCGCTTGATATCTGCCCGCCCGTCGAACGCTTAACCGTAGAGAGGTCTCTGAATACAGGCGACCGAGTCCTTATGTCATAATGGAACTCAAAAAAAGACCCTAAGTAGATACGCCCTATTTCTATGTACCCATCAGCATTTGCAGAATCGATTAGACATAGTCTCCAATATCTGTAATTTTTAACGCTCCCGAAAAATAGAATAATAAGTCCTGGGGTTACGGATATGACTACATCAATAGCCCCCCAAGGATCCGCATCACTTACTCTAGCCTGGAGCCTCAGTTCATCTCCTGAATTAGTCATGTCCAGGTTATGGTTTTTGATTATAAGGGCTTGCACGTCATAGTCGCTCCCTAAGTCTGCCTCTATGTCTATGCTTGCACCGCTTAGTCCGGCCTCGCTTCTGTAAGTTCGAGTATGCCAACGGTGCTGAGTGTTGGTTACGGGAAAGTCTGGATCCTCGCTTGTTGCAGCAAGCGTAGCATCATCCCAGCGGTTTTTCCAGAGTACTCTCATATTGCTCATAACGTACCCCTTACAGCACTCAAAGACACCGGTACCCTGCCTTTTGTGATTTTTTTCTCAAGGTAATTTACCTTTTCGACCACGAATTTAATGAGGTTGCCGTCATCTTTTGGTATGAGAATAGGCTTTATTTGCACATTAACGTTTCCCGTCCCCCCAGCTTGAGCACCGGCAGCCGGAGGTGGGGCATGGTAAATATCCACCCGCTCTCCACGGTGTGCTTCAAATAGCTGTTCTTGACTTTTAACATACCAAGAACCTTCTTGTTGTGCACTTATAGCTAGAGTGTCTACGGTTGTCCCTATGTTAACTTTTGCCCCAAAACTTGTTCCTTTAATTTTTTTACTCAGCCGATCTATCTCTCCCATCGCTCCTTTTACGCCTGACTCAAAAGAGCCTTTGAAGGTTTCCCCCGCAGATAATATGTCATTTGTCATAGAAGAAAACGCTTCTCTGCTTTTCCCTGAAATAGCATCAAAAGCAGCTCCTGATTTTTCCTCTAAATGCTTCTTAAATGCCTCCCCGATTTTAGCTGATTGCTCTTCTATGCCGTTGAAAGCTTGAACACCTTTTTCTTTTACCCTATCAAAACCTTTTCTGCCTCCGGATTCGACATTGTCCTCAATTGATTTTCCGGCTATCTCGGCTTCTCTGTTTAACTCATCAAATACTTCATCGCCCCTCTTGCCCATTGTAGAAAATCCTTCTACTCCTGCTTGGCCAATTCCTCTTGCAGCCTCTTGTCCCTCTTCTCCAAACTCCGCCATTTTTCCCATAGCTTTCTGCATGGCGGCTGGGATCTCTCCACCTAGGGCTTTTATGATTTCACCAAAGCCGGCCAGCATGATGTCATTCGTTTCCATCTGCGCTTCTTTAATTAGACCTTGTTCTTCAGCTTGATTTATTAACTTCTGGGTATTAGCATCCAAAGACAATCCTTGTTCCTGGGAAAGGTAATTTAAACGTTCCAGGGTGGGAGCCATCTGAGCCAAAGCTTGATTCCCACTTAACCCTGCTTCTGTTAGTTGGTTATAGTAGTTGCCGGCTTCTTTAGCAGCGTTCGATAATGTCTCCTGGTTCAGGCTTCCTGTATTCCCAAGAGCATTGAGGACTGCTAAATTGCCTTCGATTGCACTCATTAACCCCTTGTTAGCTTCTGTAACTTCCCGTACTTTTAGAAGTTCCTGAATAGCCGCTGACGCTTGCGTCCCGTTCTCTTTGTGCTTCTCTGATATCTTATCCAGCACGCTCCCTAACGAATCCATAGCCTGGGACGCAGAGGCTCCGTTTTCAATCATGGCGTTATATACAGCTAAGGTCTGCGTCTCTAACCTGGCCATAGCTTCTTCATTGTTTCCTACGCCTTCAGCCATTGCGGCCAGGCCTTCGGCTGCGTTCATAGAGCTGCCCTGCACTACGCCAAGCTGGTCATTTATGTAGTCTGTAACCTCAGCAACTTCAACGCCGGAGGTTTTGACCTGATTAATAAAATTGACCATAGAGGCAGAACCCTCAGTCCCAAAGTCTTGAGCACTCTCGAGAAGGGTGTTAAATGAACTGCCAAGAGTTTCTGCACCCTCTGCTGCACTAATTTCTCCGGACGCTATTGCACCAAGTGTATTTGTTGCATCGCTCCAGAGCTGTTCTACATTGTCTTGTGTTATTTCTATATCTTCTAGAATTTCATCAAAATGCTTTGCCTCGGCAGCGGCTTGGCTCATACCATCCTTCATATCCGTTGCTATTGCTTTAGCCGTAGCCTCTGAAACTTTACCGTATCTCTCAAGGCTTTTTGTAACACTTTCAACCGAATCTGCAAATTTTTCTGCCTCTGTCTTAGGTTTCTTAAAGAGCCCTCCAAGTAAGCCTCCAACGATTGAACCGACAGCACTGCCAATAGGGCCAAACATACCTCCAATTGACTGCCCAAGGCTTGCACCCATCCTTGCAAAAGTTTCTCGACCTTCTTTTGACGCACCACTGATGGCCGAGCCTATCATGCCTCCGAGACCTCCTAACTGACCAGAAACAGAGCTAAGAGCACCTCCAACCCCACCCTCTAAATTATTAGATAAATTGGAAACAAACTGATTGACAGTGCTTCCTAACTCTGAAAGTATGCCTCCCCAAGTTCCTCCTATTGATTCTCCAAGCCCAATAATACCAGTAGCAAGAGTTGCAAAGTTTTTTTCATTTTTAGAAATGAATTCAGCCCAAAAGGAAGCGGTCTTCTTGGAGGCTTCGAATGCTTTGATTTCTGCTTGTGTCAAACCTGGAATAGCGGATCCGCTGAGCTCATTTGTGGCCTCTATGGCTTCAGTCCTCAGCTTCTCTCCTAGTACCTCTGCGTCTTTAGCAGCTTTTTCAAAAAATTCCGCTGAGATTTCATCTGCGGTTTTAAGCCCTTCCTGCCAAATCCTTAAGTTTTCGGCTTCTAATAGCTCATTAAATTCTTCTTGTGAAGGTTTAAGATTATCAAGGCTGGCCTTGAGCTCATCTATAGCCGGGATGGTAATAGTCTTTATGACCTCACCTTGAGTATGACTGCTTCCCGCAGCTTCCTCTGTTGCCTTCTTGAGTTCTTCTTTAGCTTTCTTTTCCTCAAGTTCCTTTTTAGTTAATAGTTCGGTTATATTTACATTATCTTCTATAACTTTGGCTGTTTCGCTTCCGGCTTCTTTTAATATTTGATAAGCTTCTTTTAGGCTGGTCATTTCGCGGCCGGCTATTTTGGATGCCTCGTTCATGGCCTCCATTCTTATAGAGCCCTCTCGAGTCCGATTCGCCACCTCGTCTAATTCTTCAGTCAAGTTATCATAAGCAATATCCAAGCCAAGTATCGATGCCGTTAAGCCCTGTATTTTTTCATCTAAACCAGGGATTTGCCTTAATAGGTTTCCTATAAATAAACCGCCTGCAAAAGCCGTTGCGACCATACCAACTGGGGATTTTAAAGCCGTAAAAGCAATTTTTAACCCACCGACCCCTTTTATTAGAGTCGGTAGCATCATTGATATGGGCCCCAATGCAAGTAATAACCCACCAAGCCCAGATACTACTTTAGTTATCATCCCAGCTAATGCTTCGTGTTCTTTCCCCCAATCCTTAAATTTGGTAATGATACCAGATATTTTCTCGACAAATCCTGTTATGGCTGGGACGATATGGTCTGCAATCAATATTGCCAGTCCAGATACGGCTTGCTTTAGAGTCGTCTGAGCATCAGCTAATCTGGCTGCCTTATTTGCTGCTTCTTGGTCAAAGACAATCCCCATCTCATGGGCTTTTTGTTTTAATTCTTCTAGTCCCTCAGCTCCGGCTGCAAATAGCGGGAGGAGCTTAGTCCCAGCCCTTCCAAATATATCTTGCGCAGTGGCCGCCCGAACAGTAGGGTCTTCTACGTTTGCAATTGCAGTTGCAATCTTATCAAACTGTTCTTCAGGCGAAAGTCCGATTAATTTTTCATAGTCAACATTGATTCGCTCAAAAGCTCTCTGGTACGTGGCCATTCCCTCACCAGCATCTACAATAGTTTTGGCCATACGCTTGACGCCTTTTTCTAGAGCACCTATATCCGCACCCGCTATTTGTGCTGCATACCGAAGTTCAGATAATCTTTCAGTTGAGAAGCCAGTCCTTAACGCCATCTTATGGACTTCATCGCCGGCCTTAACATAGTTTTTTACCATTAGGCCAAGAGTACCAACAATTGCACCACCGGCAATGGTCGCAGCTTGACCAAATTGCCTAAACTTCTTGCTGTTCTTCTCTACAAAACCACCAAAGCCTTGGACGTTTGTTTTAGCTGTCTTTATGGCTCTGGAAAAAGCAGACGTATCCAGTTCCAGCTTACTCTTTATTGCACCTGCTAAAAATGCCATATTATTCCTCTAGCTCCTTTTCGATGAGCTCCATCTCTTCTTCTTCTTCTTTCTCAAGACTCTTAAAGCCCCACTTAATACTCATTAATTCTTGGTTTACAGCCTGCGATGACGCACCAAAAGCCAACCTCATGTTATAGAGTAATTCTCTTTTTTTAGTTAGACTATCCCTGTGTTTTTTTCTTTCTGCTTCCTCAAACCAGAATTCTTCATCCCGAAAATCCAAGTTAAGAAGCTCTTCATAGGTAAAGCCTGGAAACTCACTCCAAATAAACGCAAGCCGCTGTCCCCAGGCCCTGGTCAGTTTTTTGGGTTCTTAGGTATTTTCCTTTTCGGCTCCTTAGTATTTGTTCGCTTAGTAGGTGCAAAGAAAATTTCTCTTGAAATCTGATTCAGAATATGCTGAGCATCTCTATAGTCTATTCTCTCTACCTTCTTAACGGGTGCATTCAGCATCAAAGCCAGCTGTTTATATACAGCTTCCACCTGTTTCGGGAGGCTAGCGTCCTTTTTAGGCTCTAAGGGAATTATCTTTTTAAATAAACCCCGATCTACTTTCTCAATAGAGTAAATCTCTCCGTCTATTTCAATTTCAATAGGTTCAAACAAACTCTTCTTTGTGCTAATTGTAATCTTTGGCATCTACAGCTCCTTAGGCATTTTTCCCTACGGTTCCAAATTTCCCAACTTGACCTGAGACTTGAGATACGAAAACCCAGAATTCAACATTGAACACCTTTTGGGTCGACCTATCATAGGCTAGTTCAAAAGCTCTCCTGTAAGAACAGTGATAAAGAATTATCCATTGAGATGAAGTTTCATCCGGTGTTCCTTCTAACCTGCGTTTTATGGCAATCTCTTTTGCGTCCTCCCTCATTGCTTGACCTGCTAGATTCGGAATATCAATCTCGTCTCCATCAACCGTACCCCCCAGCACTACTGCTAATTGTTCTAGAGTAGATCGCGCCATAGGAACTGTAAGAAGTATTTTCATCCCTCCTCTAACAGCATCTACAGGGGCATCACCAAAGTCTTCTTCTTCCACGGGATTAATAGTTTCGTCGCCCGATAAACTAACTGTTCCATAGTGTGGGCTCAAGGAAATTTCATTAACTCCCCCATGATCCCATACTATCTCTGCCGCACTAATGTCTCCCATTGGTAATTGTGGCATTTTTTTACCTCCATATTTTTAATTTAGAGACTATTATATGTCTCCCAGTTTTATAAGAGCTAAGAAATTATCAACCTCCTCAGCTCTTTTTTTATGTTTCATTAAAGCCTCTCCTCTTATTCCTGCATGATTTTAAAAGTATAATTGGTCGAAAAAACATACAGTCCGTCATCGCCTGGATTAGCGATAGGCGTTGGTTTTGCGTCTGCCTGGACTACCAGCACAGTATATATGCCTTCTCCTAAATCTGGAAGATTGAACCATCCTGATACTTGGTCTAAAAAATGCAAAAAATTATACACCTCTAAAGCATCGCCTCGAGCTGTAAAATACGTTTTAGCTCGATTCCATATTTGTATAGGCTTGTCTATTCTATCTTTTAGGTACATATCAGTAGCCGGACTAGCGTTTTCCAGAACAGCCATAATCCTAGGCGGAGGCTTGACATCATTTATATTCCTTGCAGGGATATGACCCGCAAAGAAATTATCATCCCTTACCCAGGGCGGCCCCAGCCCTTCATCAAGTATAAGAGTAGCTATTTCCTTAAGCATATCATCCTCTTAACTCATCAGCCAGCATAGCTATATATTTATCCCTATTTTTTGTAATTTTACTCTCCAGAAATTTAGGCCCTGAACCCGGAAGGGTAAATTCATTGCTTGATGGCATCTCATGGACAAACGCTGCATATTCTGTGTTAAAACCTACTTCTAAAGTTAATTTATCCAGCCACTCGTTCACTACTTTACTTCTCCAAAGCAGCCCTGTTTTATGCGGAGCGTAAGGCTCCTCTTCTATAGCGTCAGCCATGATTTTGATTCCTACTCTCCCCAAGGCTTTATGACCTTTTGAGGGGATTTGGCGTTTAGTGATATCGTCAAAATCCTTAATGAAATCTGAATAATCCACCTGGAACTTGCATTCGTTTTTCATCTGATATCTACCTCTTGGTGATGTTCATTTTTCATGTCTTTAGGCTTAGCGATTTTTATAATAGGATGGTCGTAACTGTCCCCTGGTATCCTTATCTTTGTCGTCTGTTTTATAATCTGTTTAGGACTAAAAAATATAAGAGCAAAGCTTACCACTTGCTCACCCTCGGCATTTCTTACCAGCCGATTTCCGTATTCTATTCGGCAAGATACGTTTTTTTCTACACTCACCGAGGCTTCCCCCCAAGCACCTGGGGTTTCAAGCACCAAATCTACGTTATCCGGAAACAAATGCGATATGTTCATAAGTCCTCCATAAAAATATTAAGTCCATTTGCTCGAAATGTCAAAATTTTAGCCCTCCTATCATCTCCATTTTATGCTTCAAATCGTAAACCATATCCTGTATTTCAGAACTAAATTCTTTCATTGAAGAGTATTTTTCTTTTTTAGTAGCATTTATTTTTGTGTTCAAAACTTCATCTGTTACTTCAACATCTTGAATTCCAAAATATTTAATGATTGAATCCAAGTGATCTTTATCTCTGACCATTTCCTTAAATGAAATGACCTTATACTCTTTCTTCATCGAATAATAGAGAAGCTTGATTATACTTTTCTCAAGGTCTTCAAAGAATCCTAAACTCATGATGACCTCCTATAATGCCAGAGATTAACATCTATAAAATGCATCAAAGGATTCAGATTATTAGGTATATTCAAACCCAAAAACCCAGTTAAGGCCTTTAGCTCAGTAATCCAGTCAGGACTAAAGTAATCATGGAAAAAGGTTTGTACCCATTTTGTCTTATCCAAATTCTCATATAGAGTTTTGACGTATAACCAGGAAAGATTTAAGCCATCTGCTATTTTAATTCCATTTCGCTTCTCTAAGCTTTGTGCTATTTCCTCAAAAGGTCTTGAGACTATAACAACCTTTATCTCTTCAGGAGAGACTACTTTTTTCCATACAGGCAAAGTAAAACAAGTGCGAGGATCTTTCCATCCAACAATTTTATCTTCTGGCCATTTGTCAATAAATTGTTTCATCTGGGTTATAAGCTTATCTGGCAAAACCTTTATTTCCTTTGGAGGCTTGTGTCCTCCGCCTCCACCATTACTGTTTAATCGGAATATTTCTTTATTTATTGCAAGAAATTCTAAGTCCTCAAAAAACCCTCTAGGGTTGTCCTTTCTGGGTGGCTTTAGGTTATTTCCTAAATAGAGGCCACACTTTTGAAGTAATCCCGTTACCATCGATGTTCCTGATCTGTGCATCCCTGCTATAAATACTTTCATTTTTGATTTACCAATTCCAAAAATTGGTTCGCAATCATTTTACTGTTATTGTTCTCAGCAATAAGATTCCTATTGAGCACTCCTTGATTTTGGTTATACTTTTCTGTTTCTTTGAGGAATACATCAATAGACTTAACCTCTATATGCTTATGCCGACCACTTAAATTATTTTGTCTGAACTTGAAAAATGTTTCGTCATCGACAAAACCATCCATAAGTTCCGATTTAGATCTCCCGCTGTTATTGCCACTTACGATAACGTTCTTCCCCATCGCCATTGCTTCATAAGCTCCCCTGCCTCTTGCCACTACTAAATCAGCTTCCTCTAAATACCGCCATACATATACAACAGGTGGGTTGCCTATTTCGATGACCCTAAAACCTCTTTCTACTAATCCACTTTTAAACTTAAACTTTCTGCGTCTATCGAAAAAAGCAATGGTTTTTAATTCCTCGCTACATCCTGAAAACGGGAACTCATCTAGATCAATGGGGTTTCTTATTACCCGATCAACAGGAAAACCCTGAGCCTTGCAGTTATCAGCAACCTCCTCTGAAACAGCCACATAAATATCAGCTCCTTTTACAGGCTGTTCCAATTGAGGCAGTATCCCGTGAGATATAAAAATTTTTACTCCCTTAAACCTTCTTGTGTCATGAAGGGCGACATTAGAATTACATAAAATCAAGTCAAAATCACTATCACTAGGATTATATCCAGGACAATGAGTTAAGAAGTGAACATCATGCCCCATCTTTCTTAAAGCAAAATACATACCTTTAGCCCAAGTCTGAACTCCACCAAAGAAATTCTCAAGTTCATAGAGTGCAATTAGTATCTTCATACTCTTCTCTCAGCCCTTTTCTTGAGGTATAAATCTAGATTCCTTTTTCTCGTTTTTTGGTCTAAAACCTTTCCTCTTGTGGCCTCATGCTCATGCCAGACGAAACAATCTAAGGCTATGATTGTCTTGAACCCAGCCAATCTTGCCCTATCGTTATAATCATCATCCTCGCCTCCATTCAGGAATTCCTCATCCAAGAGGCCGATTGTGTTTATTACCACTCTGCTTACTGCCGTACAGAAATAAGAGATATTTGAATTTATTGAAATCCTCTCGGGTTCCAAACTGCTAAAATATTTATCAGGCTCTTTGGGAATTGGCCGCCTCAAATATCTCATAAGCCTTCCGTATTGCTGATTAGAACCGCATTTATTTGTTACGGCTCCGATGATTCCGATTTTTTCGTTGACTCCAAAACCGTGTATCAACCTTCTCAACCATCCTTTGGTAACTACAACATCATTATTCAAAAATATGATCGGGTCTGACTCCGATATTTTAATCCCAATATTTATGGCTTTGGCAAATCCTTTGTTTTCTTCCGTTCGATATGCCACATGGTCAATTCCCCATTCTTTTAATTCGCTTGAAACCTTTTGGTATTCGGGCGTCATCGATCCATCATCTATCCAGATTATCCGATAGGGAACGACGGTATTCTTTTCAATGCTTCTCAGACATCGAATCGTGTAATCCGAATTGTTATAAGTCGGGATTATGATATCTATTAAATTAGGCATGTTCCTTCTCTCCCTTACCTCGCCCCTGTTTCTTCTGTGTCTTAGCAACTACACGATCGAGCCAGAGGTGGTTTTTTGTCTTCTTATAGCATGCAGAAATAAAACTAAAATCCCCTCCCACTCCAGCCTGGGTAGGCTTTCCAAACTCATGAATATTAGCCATCCATACGTCTCTTCTTACCGCAAAGCAAAAGGATGCGATAAGAGCAAATTTAGGAGCCTTACCCCAAATATTTGGTTTTGGATAAATCCAATGTTCATTTATTATGCCTTTAAAAAAAACAATTTCAGGCTCAATCAATTCTGTTTCTTTCTTAATTGTCTTAACGAAATCTCGATCTATTAACATATCATCATCGTCAAGAACCATGACATATCGTGCTTCTATATGCTTAATTTTTTCCATTGCCAGATTAGCCCTCGGGACCCCATAACCTACTTCAGTCTTATCATCCCAATGGAGGATGTGGATATAATCATCACATGTTTGTTCTTTCACGGATTCTCTGCAGACTCTTAACATGTTTGGCCTTCTAGGGTGCACGCGAGTTATAAAAGCTATGGTTTTCATTCGTAGACCCACCTCCGTTCTATTTCTGGTTGATGTCGTCTTTTTCTCTCGTTCCTAGTTCCTCTTGTATCATGTCTTATATATTCTTTAGGTTTTCCTTTCCAACCGAAGCCCTTGCCTGCTGTATGTCCTAATCCAGGGAACTCTTTTAAAATTTTATCCGATAGACCTCTCTTGTAAATATCACGCATTGTCAAATAGCAAGGAGCTCCATGATGCACATAAGGATGGTACTTTTTATAGTTCTGGATGTTTATCAGCTGAAAATAAGGGTGAAGATACGGCATTGATTCTTGTCCCTTGTGTTGAGGTTTCACCCCATAGTCATAGCCATCCAATGCAGTTCTTTGTATAAAGCCAACGCCAAAAGTATCCTCTTCCATCATTTCAAGCATTCGACTGACAGGAGATTTTAACATCTCTATATCTGAATCGAATATCAAAGCATATTTCGTCTTGGCTTTTTTGATTCCCAAATCCATGCCTCTCCCATGACCGATATTATAGCCGAGTGAGATAACGGTCGTTTTACTGGAAGCAAGGGTCTTGACATAAGAGGCACATGGATCCCCTGGGTCAGAACCGTCAATAATAATAATCGGCATGTCCGGATGGAATTTTCTTACGGAAGTGTAAGCCCGTTCTATTAGCCTCTTTGTATTATGGCAAACTGTAATTCCTGTTACATCAACCAAAGTAGTCCCCACAATTTTCATTTGTTAATTTACCTTCGATTATATCCATATAAATACGATAGTCCTCGGGCACCCATTTCTTTAGCTTTAATCGAGACGTGTCAGGAGGGTATTTTTTATACAGTGACAAGTCATGACCTCTCCCAATACCCCTGCGCCCAGGCAACCCTTTTATTCCTAAGTATAATGGATTTTTATCAGAGTCAGTAAAGATAAATCCATTAGCCGCTCTCCACAAAAGAGTATCAATATATACATTACCCTGACTTAGTAATCCCTTAAATTTTGGTAAAAAAGAACGCCTGAATCCTGTCTCAGCAAGCGAGGCGTGTCTCATATTCCCAATCGTAAAATTACCACCAGACGGCAGATGGTAATATTTGCTGTTTCCAATGCCAACGACTTCGTGCCTTGAAAGATGTTTGGACATAACCTGAATATAATAGGGGCTATAATACTCATCGTCCTCCATTATCAGAATCTTATCCCCTTTGATATGAGGTAAGGCACATTTAAGATTTTCTATAAGAGTAAATTGAGGGTCGCTTTTTTTTGGTTCTCTCCGAATATAATCAAAGCTTTTAGTTTTTGTTAAAGGTTTTATTCCATCATCGACAACGACCCATTGGTCTGCTTTTAGAACTTGATGTTTCATCCATCGCCTGCATAAGGCAAATGCTAATGGTCTATCACCCGTAGGTGTAACTGCTGTTATCATATTCTAAATATTTCCTTTGCTGTTTTAATGGAATATGCCTTAAGGGCTGTCTGATCAGGACTCCGGACTACTACATTTATGACCTCGATTCCTAGCTTTTCGAGCTGAGGCTTAGCTTTCCCAAAACTTGCCCTGAAATTAACAAGGACTTTAGCCGGCTGTTTTTTAGGATGCCCGCTATGAAAATGCCTTTTCCCGTCCGATTCTTTCAAATCAAACCCCAAAAGATAAATAGGATTGGCACCCAAGCATACAGCAATATTCATAGCCCCATAACCTGAATTATTCCCATGACCTATGCCTAGCTTTAGACTGGGGGATATAGCGTAATAAGCCTTTGAATAATTCTTATAATCTTTAACTATATAGACGTATGAGGGAAACGTCCGACCTGGAGTCCAGCGCCAGACCTTTAAAGCCTTACTGTTAAGGAATTTCTCTTTGGCCTGCTTCCCATAACTCTCCTCTATTACAGTCCACTTGAAAAACCTCTTATCCATTGAGTAGATGATATCAGGGTCATGCCATTCGTAAACTCGATTGACTCCAATGGTAAGCCTGCCATTAAGAAGATTCCAATCGAACTCCTCAAGACTTGGGCCTCCACCTATCACAACACAAGGATTTCCTTTCCAGCTTCCATCGGGTAATACTTCCCAAAGAAATTTGTTTTGAGGCTTATCGCTTTCCCTTTGAGATCTCATTCTCATGGCTTCCTGAGTAGCAAAAAACATCAGCCTAAGGGGACAAAATGTCGAATCCGTCATCTATATAGTGTTTGAGGATTATATCAGCTTCCATGACTCCTGAAAGCACGGGGATGGTCTCCTCTGTATCTCCTCTATCATATGAGTATTTTCCAATTTTTTCGGATTTAAAGAGAGTCTTAGTGTAGGTGCCAGGATCATTTTCTTCTTCTATAAGAATTTTGCATGCTTTTTTTATGGGCTCTGGAACAGTTTGACCGTACTTCCCTGTAATACAGATATTATTCAGGCCTCGTGGGAAGAGATTATCGCCTAAAGAAGTCGTGGTTAGAATATAGGTAAGCTCTGGATCCCCCACTCCAGCCCCTGATACGCCACAATCCAGGTAGATCGAATGCTCATCATAAGTATAAAAATCCTCGGGCAGAGTGACCCCGCAAATCTTAACACTTGAGATGCTCAGGATACTCTCAGTTATGGGGGGGTGAATGCGATTTTTACCATTACCGTCCATACACAGGTCAAGGTCTTTTTCGTAGAAATGGGTATTAGTGACCTTTTCTATAATCTGTTCTTTCTCGGCTATTATAGCTTTCTTTTCTTCCTCAGTAGTCCCAGATGGCCAATCAATTTCTTCAGGTGTTATATAGTTTCCCATTTTGATTATCATGAAAGTCAGAGCAGACCGTGTGTAACCAGTCTGCTCTGACCCTATCTAGCCTAGACCTTTGGTTCTATTCGATAACTCTTTTTTGTGATATCTTAACGTAATCAACGCTTAGGGTTTTAGCCTTAGCCTCTCCAGCTCGGATACCGAATCCGAGCGTAAGTTCTTCGTCTTGGACTATGTAAGTCGTCACCGTGCCTGTTGCTAGAATCGTCTGTGGAAAGTCTCCGTCTTCTATTACAAACCAGCGGATATTGCCCTTGCCATCCCAGTGTATACCCAGCCTATACCAGGTATCATCGACCAAGTCTTGTGTCGTGTCCGTATCATTCCCGGCACCATTAAGAGCATTTGCAAAGTCAAGATTGTTATCCCCATCATCCTTTTTGAACACAACATAATCATTAGGCGGCCCCGCAAAGTATCCGGCTGTTCCGGTTATTAAGCCAAACCAGAAATCGGTTTCCTTTGCATCAGAGAGCTTGAATCTTAGTTCAGCATAAAGCGGATAGTTATCTACCAGCTTCCAGCATTCGCATTGCTGCACCAATTCACCGCTGTCATCATCATCGCCCTCAGTCACGATCTGCAAAATACCGTTTACCTTATCTGCACAAGCAAGGGTTTCAACACCAGAATCACTTGGCGACTGAATCAGATCCCAGCTGTAAGTTACATCAGGAAGGCTGCAGAAATCTTCAGCAAACCTATGTGCGTCTATGACATCAATGACGTCCTTAAGAAAAACCATCTTATCATGCTGGATGTGAAGGTTATGGGTGAGGAAATCACGCCATAACAACTCAGGATCACGCCATAACAACTCAGGCTGATGGGCATCATCATTATCTAATACTTTAGGATATTCCATTTTTATTCCTCCAATTTTTTGACGAGCTCAGACTTTTTCATTTTGAAAGTGCCTTTAATCCCACGTTTCGAGGCAATCTTCCGCAGTTCCCATATCTTCAAAGAACCAAAGTCAACTTCGTCTTTGATCTCTATATACGGGTAACCCCGAATAGCTTTGACTACCTCTCCGTCGTTTATGGAAACAGGCCTGCCCTTTGGGAGAGAAACCTCTCCTAGGGGTGTAGGAATAGCTCGTCTAAATCCATGATTTATTACAACAGTCATTTTTAGCATCCGTGCTCAAGACATCTCAGAAGTACGCAAGCATTTACGTTCTCTATGGTGCATCCTGTTTTAATAGAATAGAACACGTAGGTGGCTTCATCGGCTGCTTCTCTCTGGCTTTCAATTCTTATCTCTCTTTGCATCCCGATAATAAGATTATCCTTAGGGGTTAGAAGAACATCCGTGTACTCACCAGCTCCCACCTTGCCATCTTCATCTGCACCCGGGTCTCCAAGAGTAGTGGGCATGAGTGGCACGTCAATGATTCCAACTTTACCGTAAGAAGTCGGGACTTTCCCTTGTAGCACTGCATCACCGAGAGCAGTGCCTCTGCTCTGCAAGGCCTCGATATAGTCCTGGGACACTAGGTCTGAGTTTAGAAACCTCATCTTCTCAAGGCCATTATTAGCCTTGTATATAGAAGGCATATTTTTGACCATCTGATGATACTTGAACTCCCATCTGTACTCAGCAGTTATGTACTCAGCGATCTCCCCGGCTTTTTCAAATTCTGATCCAGATTCACCACCATCGCAGGCATCTTTTATATGAGCTCCACCTGATACGTCATTGTAATACTGCCCTCCTGCCTGGGAGTGAGTGATTATATACCGCCAGCCATCAAACAGGCTCTTGATATCATCAGCAGGCCAGTTGTTATTTCCACCGCTTGATTCAGCCATGTAATAAGCCAGCTCCAACTGATTAGCTATTTTAGCTGTGACTATCTTCATAAGATGGTCTTTAAACTTAGCACCCTCAATATTTTCTTCTAAGTCATCA